CCCGCGAGACACAAAAGCGCGCTGCCAAGGCTGAGCGCCTGGCAGGCGGGCGCGGCAGAGCTGGGCCAGGACGGGCAGACGTGATCCGTGGCGACGATTCGGTCGAGGTAAAAAGCCGCACGATCCCCGCCTGGCTCCGTTCCGGCATGGCGCAGGCGCGGCGGCTGGCTACGGGCGCGCGGACTCCCGTCTTGCGGCTGGTGGACCCAGGCGACGGCTACGTCATCGAGATACGAGAGCCATGAACACCGTAGTGGATCGCTACTGCCCAGGCTGCCGCCACGCCGCGCACGCTGGGCGCTGCTTCGTCGTCGCCGTGGCGGGGAACCTCCAAGTCCAGTGCCCTTGCAAGGAGAGAGCGACATGAGCGCAGCCGAGCAGAAGCGCGAGCGGACGTTCGAGGCGTGGGCGGAGGAGCACATGGAGGGCATCCGAGATGGGATACGCCAGGTACTCTATGACCCAGAGTACAGCACAGAGGCGATCCTGGACGCCCTGACCGATGGCTCCTTGGACGATTGCTTAGCCGCCTGGGACGCCCAGCAGGAGCGCATCGACGCGCTGGAGGATGTGGGCATAACCCGCATAGACGCGCTTACGCGCGACCTGGCCCTGGCGCGGGAGGCCCTGGGGCTGCGAAGGATTTACGAGGATCATAGTTGCCGCATTCGGCGCAAGGAAGGAGTCTGCGGCTGTCCTGGAGTGCCCGCCGAGTGGGCTGTTGAGAACGCAGAGACCCGCGCCCTCGCCCGCGAGGAGGAGCGAGCGCGCCCAGCGCCCAGTCCTGGGTTCGACCCAGGCTTGCCGGATGATCGCGAGGAGGCACCCACAACCACGCCGCTACAGGACGCGCTGGCCGCACAGAACCTTGCCGTGAGCAAGTACGCACTCGCGCTGTGTGATGCTGGCGAGCACGATGCAGCTTGGCAAGGCGTCCAGCGCGCCGTCCGCAACGTCGTGTACGCGGCGCGCGACGCGACGCTAGACGATGCGACGAGCGATCCTGAAGGCATGTGCTGTCCAGCGGACGCTGAGTTCTTTGCGGCCTTGCGCGCCCGCTACCTGGCCGAGCACGACCTGGGGAGCGCAGCCGCGCCATGAAGCAGCACTGTCCCGGAAGAAGAGACCTAAGCCGTATGCCTATCTTCCCGCAATACAGCAAAGTCTACGATCACGCGGTGCGCCCGAAGGCGATGTGCTTGGACTGTGGAGCCATCGTTGCGGTGAAGAAGAACGGAGAGCTGTACCGACATGCAGCCGCAGCCGCGCTAGCCCCGGACTCGCCCCAGTAGGGCTGGGCGAGACGGGAGGGAGGGAGAGGGAGCGATGACTTGTGGCGTAACGTATCACTGGACACGGTTGTCTTGCGGCTGTCTTGTTGCCGATGAGAGGCGACTGCCGTGTGACAAGCATAGCGAAAGGCCGAGGGCCTGAGATGGCGCGCACCCAGCGCAGCCCTGAGCCTTCTAGCGGCTACCGCCCTTGGTGCCGCGCTGGCTGCTGCCTGGGACGCGGGAGGAGGGACGCCTAGTGGCGAAGAAGAAAGCAGCATTGGATACAGCGCGTGTAACGAGCCTGGCGGTGGCTCTCTGTCATGGGATCATGGATCACCGGGAGGGCGATCGCTGGGTCTGCCGGCATTGTGGAGCCCAGATCCGGCTAGAGATTGTGCTAGTCCGGAGGCCCACGTAGATGCTCAGCCTTCCGCGTTTTCTCGCGGGTTTGCGCTCATGGCCTATGCGGAGGCGGTCGAGCGAAGCGCTGACGACGCATCACTTCTGGACGGACGAGCAGGGGATGGGGCGCAACCACGAAGCAACGAACAGCTCGTGTCCGAAGTGCTGGATAGCAGCGGGGCTGAAGCCGCCTTCCGCCAGGGCTTCCTCGACCACGGAGGAAACCCCGCATGGCTAGAGCACTTCGTCGCGATGGGATCGGGCCAGTGGATGAATGCCGAATGTCCACGCGGCGAGTCGTCGGGCTTGCTCGTGCCCTGGCGCTACGGCGATTCCTACCACTTGAGCGCCTTGCAATTCGCGCCCACGTCATGGAGTGCTGCGGCTGCGGCTACGGGCCTTTCGAATGCCGAGGACCTGTACCACGTCGGGGCGAACACGGCCTGGTGGTCGAACAACGTGGACCCGGCGGGGACAGGCGGCTGGGCGTGCTGGCCGTGGTGAGGGATCGTCGCTGATGCCCTGGATTAGATTCCAGACGTTGACCGGCAAGGAGCGCAGATCGAAGTGGCATTTCTGGCCCGTAGGTAACGTAGGCGCGTACACGAGGTGCGACAAGGACTTCGAGTCCGCCGTGATGATCTTGGAGCGTAGCATGGATCGGCCCGAGGATAACCTTTGCTTCATGTGCGCGCCGCGCCCGAGGGCTAGGCACGGGCCGAAAGCGTTTCCGCGCTGTGTCTGCGCGACATGCGGCACGGAGCACATCGATCGGAGATGAGCAAGACCGCTCGGCGCCTGCAGCCCAAGGAGAAGCGCCCGACCGACCGCGTCGTCCACCGTCGCAGCGGGCGGCGCAAGGGGGAGAAGAAGGCCGCGCTGATGCGGCAGTACGGAGTACGGAAGCGATGACTGACCTGTACCAGCGCCGCCATGATCAGCACCCTCGGCCGTGGAGCCTGGGGAAGCCAATACGCAAAGGCGGCATCTACATCAAGGACGCGGACGGACAAGCCATCGCCTACTTTCAGAATCACCATGCAGCGGGGCTCGTTGTCGAGACGGTGAACCAGAAGCACGCGGAAGCGATGACGGAGGAGCCGTTTCCATGACTAGCCCCGCCGTCTGGGCCGCTCTCTACCGCGCGCAGCTAGCGCGCGCCGAGCGCCTGCTGGTGCGGCACCAGGACACGATGAACGAGGCCGGCGTGGCGCTGCTGCAGAGCGTGGTGGCGCTGAGAAGGCGGGACTTGCTGGCGCTGGGGCTCGAAGTCTGAAGGGAGAACGAAGATGGCCGTGAAGTATCTTACCCGAACTGCGACGATCATCCTTGAGCCGATCTTCTGTTACAAGTGCGGCGTCTGTTTCGGCATGACGGATGACATGGACAACATGCGGCAGAGAGACAAAGATACTTTCTACTGTCCGAACGGTCACGGTCAGGTGTATTCAGGGAAATCGTTTGAGGCCGAGCTTAGCCAGGCGCACTCCGCGCTGCGTCGCGCCGAGCTGGAGAAGAGCCGCCTCGCCAACGACAACATGACGCTCGCGAAGAAGAACCGTTCGCTCAAGCAGCGAGCCGTAGGTGGCATGTGTCCGTGCTGCAAGAGGAGCTTCGTCGGCCTCGCGCGCCACATGAAGTCGAAGCACCCGGACTTCGCGGCAAAGCCATGACCGCCCCGTCCTTCCCCGGAAGGACTATCCGGGCGCTTGCGGCGCTGCTTCGCCATGCTAGTGCCGAATGCGGCTGCACGGGTGACGATGTGCATGGCGTCCATATCCGCGCCCTAGAAAAGCTGAACGATTTGGAGCATGACGAGCATACCCTCGCCCGCCAGGTCCAGGCGCTGTGGGAGGCGCTGGAGCAGCATGGACATTCGCCAGGGCCGGGGCTCTGCGCCCACGGCGACGGCGAATGGTGCCCTGGCTGCTGCGCCCTCACGGCCACTGACGCGGCGCTCGCGGAGATGGGGCTGTCGTGAGACGAAAACCGAAGCCAACCATGATCGATCTGCTTTCAGAGCAGACACGCCCGCTATTCGACGCTGCGCGAGACAAGCGCGCTTGCTTAGAAGCGAAGGGGAAGGGCCAAGCTGAACAGTGTCCTGGCTGTCGCCGCGATGCGGCGCTCAGCACGATCATGGCGGCCTTTGGAAGTCTGGAGGTAGCGGACCAACTGCGGTCGCTTCTCATGTCGAGTCCCTGTACCCATGCGTTCCGATATGACCGAGACCCAGAGGAGAAACCGCACCCGATGACCGGCGACTACTACGGCAAGCCGATGGGGATTCATCTAGGCGAGTGCTTGGACGGCGACTGCATAGCTCCCTGTGCTCGTTGCGAGTCGATGCGGCTACTGCATGAAGCATTGCCAGAACGCCAGAAGGCCACCGACACGGCGCTTGCGGCGCTGGGGCTGTCGTGAGCGCGTGCACGCCCCAGGGCGCGGGCACCGAGCCGTGCGAGCTCCAGAGCTGCGAGGGCGGGCTGCATTGCGCGTACGACGAAGCGCTGGCGCTGCAGGAGCAGGTCACCAGCCCCGCTACGCCCTGCTTGGGGCCTCACCGCTACGTGATAGCCTCTCAGGCCCACGGGGGCGCGTTTTGGGGACGCTGCCGCGTCTGTGGGCAGGCTAGGCTTTGCCCCCAGGTCCCGGAGACCTTGCGCTGGGCGTACCAGGTGCGCGGCACGCTCGCGTCGCAGAAGGCGCGGGCTGATGGCTGAGGTGGGAACGTGAGCGCGAAGGCCTGTTATCTGTGCGGCAAGCGAACGCTTCATCAACATCGGGTTTGTGAGTGTGGCGATTGGTGGGAGTGCCACAAAGATGCAAGCGATGGAGTTGGCATCATCGCCCATTCGGGTACGTGTCTTACTTGTGCTGCTTCATCAGCGCCCTGGGATCACTGTCGGGCATTCCGCTTCTGGCACATGGAGACGGCGACATATGGTGAACTGCCGCCAGATTATCAGCCTGGCTATGGTCACGCAGCGAAGCCGCCAGCCGTGACGCCATGACCGCCCTCACCCGGACCGAGCGGCGCGTGCTGCCCTTCGTGCGCGAGTTCATCGCGCAGCGCGGCTACGCGCCGTCGTGCCGCGAGATCATGGCGGGCTGCGGCATAAGCTCTACGTCCGTCGTGCGCTACGCGCTCCTGGGGCTCGAGCGGCAGGGCTACCTCAGGCGTGGGCCGCGCGGCACCGCGCGCACGATGCGGCTGGTGGAGGGGCTGTGAACAGGGCCGCGCACCAGGCGCTCATCGACAATATGACAGAAGCCGAGCTGCAGAAGACCGTCACGGACGCGCTCACGGCGCTGGGGTACGTGTGGACCCACTTCCAGGCGGCGAGGGCGCGCTCTGGCCGTTGGCTAACGCCGCTTACGGGCGACCCTGGCTTCCCCGACGTGATCGCGCTGCGTGCTGGCGTGGGCTGGGCGCTGGAGTTCAAGTCTCAGAAGGGCCGCGCGACGCTAGGGCAGCTCGGCTGGATCGCGGCGTTTCGGCGCGCTGGGTTCCAGTCCTACATCATCCGGCCAGACGAGCTGGACTGGCTGTTGGAGTCGCTCAAGTGAGCGCGCGCTTTACATCTAGGAGTGGTACAATGGGGACGTTGAGGGAAGAGGCGCAGCCTCGCCGATCCGATAGAATAGCAACGCCCCTGGGTGACTCCTCTTCCCTCAACAGGTTGAGGCTCGGTCGCCTGGGGGCTTTGCGTTTCTAGGGAGGGAGCCATGGAGAAGAGGCCGAGCAGGTATATCCCGCCCGCGCTGCGCTGGGCGATCTGGGAGCGAGACGACTTTACCTGTCAGCACTGCGGAGTGCGCCGTTACCTGACAATTGATCACGTCCTGCCCTTCAGCCGTGGAGGAGACAGCGGCGAGGGGAATCTGCATACGCTGTGTCAGCGGTGCAACTCCAAGAAGGGGGCGCGGGTCGAGTGGGGGGCGAGGCGTACGAAGCGGTACATCCGACATGTCGAACCTCAGCCGCGCCGTCGTGCAGAACCCGCGTGGCCGGTCTCGCGCAGCTACGTTTACACGGGGCCAGACACGTTCATCCCGCGCTTCATCTGCGCCACCTGCGGCTTTCCTAACACATACGAAGGCGACGAGTGTAGCTGCCGCAAGCCGAAAGAGACAAGCGAGCCAATCGGCTATCGCTGCCCCGAATGCGATGCGGAGAGCCACGCCGAGGGCGCGCTTTGCCCGTCGTGCCTCTACTACTGTTACGCGTGCGACGCTGAATTGCCAGAGAGCGATATCGACACTGCCGAGCGTCAGCTTTGTGGCGTTTGCGTGCTCGCCGAGTCCGTCGCATGAAGTGGCTCCGCCTCTACACTGAGCTGGTCAACGACGACAAAGTGCAACGCTTGAGCGGTGAAGCGTTCAAGTTTTGGGTGAATTTGTTGTGCATCGCGTCAACTGCTGACGCCAGCGGTGCACTCCCAGAGGCGAAAACTCTCAGTTTCCTTCTCCGATCGCGTCTGCATCGCACGAGGAAGATGCTGGAAATATTACATACAGCCGGTTTGTTAGAGGAGGTGGATGGGGCGTATTCGATTCACAAGTGGGCTGATCGCCAGCCCCGCAGTGACAGCTCCGCCGAACGCATGCGAGCGTCACGAGAGCGTCACAGTGACGACGGTGTGACGCCCCAGATAAGAAGAGAGAAGAAGAGAACAGATAAGAAGAGAGGAGAAGAGAGTGTGACGGCGTCACAACGCCGTCACGCGGAGCCGCCTGCGGCGGCGGTTGCCCGGCACGAATTTTTAGAAGCCCCTGAGAACGAACGGGTAAAGAGGCTGGTTGAGTTAGGGGATGCGCTCGGCTTTCCAAGGAACGGCGGAAGGGCGGCGCACTTCGCAACGAAGTTTGATCGGAGCCGTGTGCTGGACGCTGCAACCGAAGCTTTCTCGAAGGCGCGCGGCGATCCGTGGAACTACATGGAAGGAGTGCTCAAGAATGACCGATCTGGTCAAGCTCGCGGCGGAGCGGCTAGAGGCAAGCCGGGCGGCAGCACCACCCCCGTCGAAGAAGCAAGAGCTAGGTGGTAATCCCGACTGTGAGGTCTGTCACGGCTTTGGCTACGTCGAGTACGAGCGAATGCGCGACGATCCGCGCTTCGGGAAGCTGGAGATCTGTCCCTCGTGTGCGGAGGGAGTGCTCCAGCCCCCTGCGCTCGGGCTGCCCCTGCGGTTTCAGGAGGCGAGCTTCGAGAACTTCGAAGTGGCGCGCAACCCGCAGATGGCCCTAGCGGTCGCTGCCTGCCGCGAACTGGTTGAGGGCCTGCGCGACCGGGTGCTGCTCTACGGCGCGCCCGGTTTGGGCAAGACGCATCTGCTGGCCGCGTCCGTCAAGGCTGCGAGGCAGGGAGGAGCAGCGGCGTGGTACTGGGAAATGCCGGACTTGCTCGCCCATCTGCGTGAGCGCGTCCGAGACGAAGAGCGTCCGCTCGAAGCGGAGATTATGGCGCTATCGTCGCCTACTGCGCTCTTGGCGATTGACGACTACGGCGCGCACAACGCGACCGACTGGGCGCAAGAGCAGTGCTACCGCATCCTGAACCACCGATACGGGTCTGGCGCTGCGACGATGATCACGTCGAACGTCCCTATCGAGTCGCTGGACGAGCGCATCCGTTCGCGCTGGCGTGACGGGCTGGTACTTTGCGAGGGCAAGGATGTCCGCCGTGAAGGTGCATAGCCTCCCGGCGACGGCGGAGCAGGCAGAGGCCCTAGAGCCGGGCAGAAGCTATGAGTTGCGCGTGGAGGGGCAGAGGCTTATCAGGGCGGGCGACCGCCTACAGCTCGGGCCGAACGTGCGGGCTAGCGTTAGGCGGGTGTTTGCTTCGGGGCCGGATACCTGGCTCTGGGTGAGCATCGACCGATGAACAAACGCAAGATCGCCGGCTTCTGGGCAGCCCAGCCGTAGCGGGGGGCTAGGGCTTGCGGGCCTCCTGGATGGCCCAGAGGACGTAGGCGTTGACGGAGAGGCCGGCGTTCTGGGCGCGCAGGGCGAGCGCCTCGTGCTGCTCGGGGCTCATGCGGACTGTGATGGCGACGGTTGGTTTAGGCATCGGGGGCCTCCTGTACCAGCGCCAGGGCGGCGCAGGCCTGCTCGTGCACCTTCTCCGATACGCGGATGTGCCGTTCGCCGAGCGTTCCTCCAGCGAGGCCACCGCCAAGCACAGCCTCCAGCGCCTCCCGAAGCGCGTCACGCTGAGCCAGGAGCGTATCAGTGTGGCCTTCGGTTTGCTCGCATCTGGGCTGCTCGCTTTGCGCGAGCTTCGGGGGAGAGATTGAGTTTGTGTCCATGTTTGTAACTCCTTCCGTCTCGGTGATGGTGTTGGCTGTGCTCACCATGCGGGATGATTCTTAGATTCTCGATTCTGTTGTCTGCCCTGTCGTGATTGACATGGTGTACGTCCTCGTCGGGGGCCAGCTTCCGGCCAAGGTGGCGCTCCATAATCCACCGATGCTGTCGTACCCAACACCTGACCCCGTTCTCCGTAACATAGCCCACGACATACCCCCGTGCCGTCGTTCTCCATGTAGGTTCGGCCTTCTTGTTCTGGCCCCCATTGTTCCGCCACGCGCAGGGGCGAGAGCAATACCGACTTGATGATTTGTGTGGGCGAAACGTCGCGCCGCAATCCTCGCAGATATAGTCTGGTAGCTGGCGATTCTTGCGGCCCCATGTGTCAGCTAGTCCCTGCCTTGGTGTTGTTCGTTGCGGCATCGACGGCCTCCATGATGCGCTGTGCCTCCGCATCCCCGCGATGCGCCTGGCGTTCAATATAAGTATACATCATGGGACTCTGGGCGATCAGGCGGGCGTTAGCGAAGGCGTTGCTCAAGTCCCCATCTACTGAGATCTCCGCCACGTATTCGCCACCGCGCACGTCGTGGCGAATGAAGATTCGCGTTGGTTCCGTGCCGTTGGGGATGTACTCCCACGGCCCCGGCGTGTGCTCCGCTACTTGTGTCTCCATCGTCTCTTCCTTCCTGCTGCCGGGCCCGCCTGGGCCCTCGCGTCCCGGCCCCAACGGCTGAGGCCGGACCGTGGGGGTCTAGGCGGTGGTGACTGCTTCCCAGCGGCCTTCCAACGTAGGCATCGTTATCGTTACCCCAGCCGCCTTCTCAGCTGAGTGAACGTAGAGGACGGAATCCATCCAGTCCCAATGAGCAAAGGAGAACTCGGCACTCTGATAGCCGCGCTCAGCGGCGTACACACGTTGCCTAGCGTAGAGCGCCCGCTCTTGGTCTCGCGCCTCTTGGACATCTAGGGTTGGCCTAGCGTAGAATGAGAACTTGGACATGGGACTTACCTCCTGTGTCTACCGGGCTGGGAGACCCTCATCTCCTAGCCCACCATCATGCTATACCATGCCGTGCTGTGCTGTCAAGTGCCGTCATGCCTTAGGACCATGACGATTCCTAGTCATTTCCTTCGGCAAGCTCAGGACATGTTGGGCCTTGACGCCTTGGGCCCTCGGGTTGTAGGGTGGGAGCGAGATGAGACGCGCCTGGCACCGGCTGTTTGGCCATCCTGTAGCTCCAGATGGCACATGGGTTACAGTAGCGGCCGGCGTGAGGACCGAGGAGCCGTTCTTCCTCAATCCGTGCCGGTGCGGGCAGAAGCTATGACCACAGACCAGAAGCAGCTCTCAATCGAGGACACCTGGGCCCGGCTTAGGCCAATCGTCATCGACCGCCGAGCTCTAAGCTCGAGAGACGAGGCGTTGGATGCCGCCAGGGCCTACGGCCTTGCCGTCCTGGAGGCGCTTAGCCGTTACGTGGTAGACGACTATGCTCCGACAGTTGACGACGTGCGCGCCCAGATCGAGGCGCTGACGTGACCGAGGCCTAACGCACAGCGCAATGACCACAAGGCCGTGCCCAACGCCGCACTGCCCCAACCTGCAGCCTTGCAACCAACACCCCCACGTCCCATTCGCCACGGCGCAACGGACGACTAACCTGTACAAGACGGGAAGGTGGAAGCTTTCGCGAGTAGCATTCTTGCTAGCCGAGCCCCACTGCCGGGCATGTGGCCGTCCAGCCAACACGGTTGACCATATCACCCCACACCGAGGGGACGAAGCGCTTTTCTGGGACCGGACGAATTTGCAATCGCTCTGCGGCCCGTGCCACAATGCGAAGACGGGACGCGAAGTGAGGAGGCCGCTTGGAAAACACGTGTGAGGCCTGCGGCAGCCCGTTTGAGACGCGCAGGCGCTCGCGACGTTTCTGCCCAGGCTATTCCTGCTCTAATTCAGCGATAGCCACTGCGCGCGAAGAGAAGAAGCTGGCAGGCGCTGCGACAACGGTATGGAGCTGTGGCGGGGGCGTACAGAGCACCGCCATCGCCGTCCTGATTGTGCAAGGGAAACTCCCCAAGCCCGACTATGCCGTGATGACCGACGTGAGCCACGAAAAGCAAGCGACGTGGGACTATGTACAGAAGCATCTCCGGCCCCGCCTAGAGGAAGCTGGCGTTAGGCTAGATATCGTGCCGACAAGGGATTACGTCGATACATCCCTACTAGACCCCGGCGGCTATGTCCGTATACCGGCCTACAAGCGTGGCGAAGGAGGCGAGGTCATCAAGCTGCGCACCCACTGTAGCGGCCTGTGGAAGTCCACCGTGACACGCCGCTGGATGCGAGAACAGGGAATACGCAAGGCCGTGAATTGGATCGGCATCTCAGCCGATGAGGCGCAGCGTGTGCGAACGTCAGACCTCAAGTGGGTCGAACTGCGCTATCCACTCGTTGACCTTGGTATCAAGCGAGAGGATTGCCTTTGGCTCATCTCTAGCGCCGAATGGCCCCGCCCACCGCGAACTAGCTGCCACCTCTGCCCACTGCAAGACGATAGTAGCTGGCTGAAGACGAAGCTCCAGTACCCTGAGGATTGGGCAATAGCCGTAGCTGCCGAGAAGGCACTCCAGCAGGACAACCCGAACGTCTACCTTCACCGATCCCTCGTTCCGTTGGAGGAAGTAGAGTTCAGTATGAGCTCCAAGCAGATGGTGACTGAATGCGAGACGCCGGGTGTGCAGTGTTGGGGTTAGCCGGGGGGCGCGATTTTTTTGGAGTGTCGTTCGTGCCCCGACCGCCCTGCCAGCCTGATTTTATTGCGTACGGTTTTTAGGCCGCATGTCGTATCCCTACAAAGTCCCGCTGGAAGGGCCCCGGGCCTAGGCGATTTTCAGAACGTACCGTTCTAAAATGAGTCAATCTAAGCCCCCAGAGCTCCGCCAGCGCCGCAACAAGGCTGCTACGCGGGCCATCCTCGCCGCCGCGCCCGGCGTTACACGCGAAACCCCGCTCCTGCCAGAAGGACTGATCCGCGAAGAGACACGAGCATGGTGGAGAGACGTGTGGGCGTCCCCGATGGCGGCGCAATTCCTGCAGGCTGATATCCATGCTCTACTGCGGCTCGCGGTGCTGGTCAATCAATTCTGGGAGAAGCCCCTGAAGGCGCGCGAGCTTGCCGAGTCCATTGCGAAGCAAGAGGCGCGTTTCGGCCTGACTCCACTCGACCGTAGGCGGCTGGAGTGGAAGATCGAGGCTGCGCCCGAGAAGCCGGCCGCGCGGTACGAGGACGACAGGGTGGACCCGAGGACGCTGCTTAGGTCGGTGAAGTAGATGCCGAAGGGCGTTTACAGGCACTCCCCAGAAGCGAATGCCAGAATGAGCGCGGCGCTCACGGGTCGCAAGCTCTCGCCCGAACACCGCGCTAATATCGCCGCTGGCGCCACGGGCCGGATTCTTGGGCCAGAGTCGCGAGCGAAAATAAGCCTTACCAATCGTAAGCACGGCCATGCTGGCAAGCGCGCCCAAAGCAGGACGTATCAATGCTGGGCGGCGATGCTCCGTCGTTGCCGGAACCCGCGCGTGAAGGAGTACCCCCACTATGGCGGGCGTGGCATCAGCGTATGCGCCCGCTGGCGCAGATTCGAGAACTTCCTGGCCGATATGGGCGAGAAGCCGACTGGGCTCTCGATTGATCGCATTGACAACGACGGAAACTACGAGCCCATCAATTGCCGCTGGGCGACGGCGAAGCAACAGGCCAATAATCGTCGGGGGGCGGCGTGACGACGCTGGTAGTCCCAGCGATGGAAGAGGATCCTTGGCCTACACTGGGCGGCCAGGTAATCCGATTCATAGAGCAGAACTTAGTTTTTGGACCTGGTGACCTACGTGGCTCTCCCGCGAAAGTAGACCCCGAGAAGCGCGCCTTGATCATGCGTGCGTATGAGATATTCCCCCTAGGGCATCCGCAAGCTGGGCGTCGTCGCTTCCGCCGGGTCTGCTTTTCGCTCAGGAAAGGTTTGGCAAAAACAGAATTAGCCGCATGGCTCGCTGCGTGCGAGTTACATCCAGAAGGCCCCGTGCGTTGTGATGGCTGGCGTGATGGGCAGCCCATAGGCAGCGGGGTCGTGGACCCCTACATACCGCTCTGCGCCTACACCGAGGAGCAGACCGAAGACCTGGCCTATGCGGCGCTCTACACGATGCTCTCCGAGGGACCGCTCGTCAATGACTTCGACATTGGGCTGGAGCGCATCATGCGCAAGAAGGGCGACGGAAAGGCGGTGGCGCTGGCGTCAAGCCCAGACGCGCGAGACGGCGCCCGCACGACGTTTGAGCACTTCGACGAGACGCACCGGTTCACACTCCCGCGCCTCAAGCGCGCGCACCGCACGATGCTCGCCAACCTCCCGAAGCGCCGCGCCTCCGACGCCTGGGCGCTGGAGACGACGACCGCATTCGCGACCGGCGAGGGCAGCGTGGCCGAGGACACGATGGAATACGCGCGGTCGATAGCGGCTGGCGACGCCGAAAACCCCCAGCTCTTCTTCTTTCACCGGCAGGCCTCGGATGACCTCGACATCAACACCCCCGAGGGGCTGCGCGCGGGCATCATCGAGGCGTCGGGCGCGGCGGTAGAGTGGTCAGATATCGATGGCATCGTGGCACAGTTCGAGGACCCCAGCGCGGATCGGGCGCTGCTCGAGCGGCTCTGGCTGAACCGCCCCGTGTCGGGTGGTGGCCGCGCGTTCCCTGCCGCGCGGTGGGCCGAGCTGGCGAAGGCCTTCGAACCCCCGCCCGGCTCGCTCATCACGCTCGGCTTCGACGGCTCGCGCTTTCGCGACGCAACCGCGCTCATCGGTACGCACGTTGAGACCATGCATCAGTTCGTCGTAGGCATCTGGGAGCCGCCAGTAGGCGGTGGCAAACAGACAGGCCAGGAATGGGAGGTTGATAAGGACGCGGTCAACGCTGCTGTCACCGACGCCTTCACGCGCTGGACCGTCTGGCGGATGTATTGTGACCCGCCGCTCTGGGGCTCGGAGATCGCGGCGTGGGCGGGTCGCTGGGGCGACAAGGTCGTGGTAGAATGGTGGACAAATCAGTATCGCAAGATGGCGTATGCGCTTCAGGACTACCGCACTGCGATGATCAACGGCGATCTGTCGCATGACGGCAACCCCGTCTTAGCACGCCACATCGCGAACGCCTGCAAGCAGGAGACGAACATCCGCAACGAGGACACCGGGGAGTTCATGTGGATCGCACGGAAGGATCGCAAGGACTCGCCGTTCAAGATGGATGGTTCGATAGGGGGCTGCTTGAGCTTTACGGCGGCGCAGGACGCCGTCGCGTCGGGTGCGCTGGAGGTGCAGGAGGCGGGGGTTTATTTCGTTTGATGGCCAGCACGGCGATCTACTCTGAGAAGCGACAGCGCTACTATACGCGCAAAGAACCGTCTGAGCGCTTTTGGCCGAAGGTCGACAAGAACGGCCCGCTGATTCTAGATACTCCCTGCTGGCTGTGGATGGGATCGCGGGATAGCAAGGGCTATGGGCATTTCTATTTGCCAGGCAGATATGCAAAGGCGGTATTCATAAGTGCTTACGTCTTCTCTTACGAATTGGAGTGCGGGCCAGTCCCACCAGGGCACGATCTCGATCATCTCTGCCGGACACCCGCTTGCGTCCGCGCCGATCACCTACAGCCAGTGACGCATCGCGAGAACTGCTTGCGCGGCACGGGGTTCGCTGCGATCAATGCGCGCAAGAGTGCATGTCCTAATGGGCACGTCTATGACGAGGACAATACGCGATATGATAAGTATGGCTATCGGCACTGCCGCACTTGCCAACGAGACCAGAATCGTGCTCGATATGTCTGACTTCATCGACGCCGACGACCTCAAGATCATCGCCGCCGTCCTCGGCGTGTGTGTCGCGCTGCCGGTGCTCGCCGCCGCTGGTCTTGGGCTGGCCTGGACGGTGTTTCGGGTGACGGGAGGGCTGTAGGGTGCGGCTCAAGTTGTGCCGCAAGCATGATCTTACCTTTTGCTCAAATCATATTGCGGGCAGTTGCCTCGATATCGATTGCGCGTTGACGGAGGATGCGCCTAGCACCGCCTACTTCTGTTCGGTATGCTGCAATGTGCTCAACATTGGGGTTGTGCAAGAGGGCAGAGCAGCATGAAGCTGTTCGCGCCGCTCGCCGCGCTGGCCCCGCGCCCTGCCCCGGTCGTGTACCCCGTCACGCAGCAGTTCGGCACCCCGCCCCAGCAGGGCTATCTCGGCTGCTCCCGCGCCTACATGGGGAACGAGATCGTCTTCTCGGCCATCGAGATGCTGGCGACCTCGGCGGCCGAGCCGCACATCATCGGACGCAAGTGGCAGCGCAACAGTCCGCAGATCAGAAACGAGGAGCAGCGGCTCTTGGCCTGCGGCCTCTCGCACCGCGCCGTGAAGGAGCGCCTGATCGAGGCGGGCTTCGTCAAAGACCTGCCCGGCCATCCGCTGATCCAGCTACTCGCGAACCCGAACCCCTGGATGAGCCGCGGGCAACTCTGGGGCACGGTTGTGATGGACAGGGCGCTGGCGGGTAACGCCTATATGCTCAAGGCGCGTGTGCAGGGCGGACTGCTCAAGGGCGCGCCCGCTGAACTCTGGCGGCTGCGGCCCGACCGAGTCAGGATTATTCCCGACGCGGTGAAGTTCATCGGTGGCTACGAGTACAACACCGGGAAGGACAAGATCGTCTTCCCGCCCGAAGACGTGATCCACTTCAAGACGCGCCATCCGCTCAACGACTACTACGGGATGCCGCCACTGATGGCGGTGGCGGGGCGCATCGACATCGATGACTACATGAAGAACTTCCTGCGCGGCTTCTTCGAGCAGGGCGGCACCGGCCCCGGCTCGATCCTCTCTGTGAAGTCGAAGCTGTCGCCGGAAGCCAAGGAAGAGATCAAGACTCGCTTCCACGCTCAGTTCGGCTCGGCTGGCCGGGCCCATGAGCTGATGATCCTCGACAACGCCGAATCGACATATCAGCAGATGGGGCTCAATCGCGGTCTGCGCGATGCGCTGCCGAAAGAGCTGGACGCGATGCAGGAAGCGCGCATCGCGATGGTGTTCGGCATTCCGGGTAGTATCCTCGGCCTGTTGATCGGCTATGAGTCTTCGAGCTACGCGAACAAGCGCCAGGACTGGCAGGTCTTCTGGGACCTCACGATGACGCCGCTCCTCTCCGACCTCGATGACGCGCTTAACCTCCAGCTTGTGCCGGACTACGGCGGCATCGATGAGGTGCTGTTTGACCTCTCCGACATCCGCGCGCTACAGGAGGACGTCGACAAGGTGCACGAGCGCCACCGCGCCAACGTCGGCGCTGGTATCGAATCGTGGGAGGAAGGGCGCGAGGCGATTGGCCTTGACCCAAAGCCCAAGGAAGGCATTTTCTTCGTGCCGCCTAACGTCACGCCGACCGAGCTGGACGCGCTGGGCGAGGAGCCGGAGCCCGCGCCTGTCGTTGTTCCGCCTACGCAGATACCGGAGCGCACGGAGACGCAGCCGGACATGCTAGCCGAGGTTCATTGCCCGAAGTGCGGGCGCTGGATCGGGCGCAACATGAACGTTGGCGCGACGGCGTATTGCCCGAAGGATAAGGAAGTGCTTGTCGGCCCGCAGCCCCAGACTACGATCAAGACGGTGGAGCGCGACGACGACGGGCGGCTCCTGCGCGTGGTGGAGGTGACGGCATCATGAGCATTGCCGAAGCGCGCGAGGTTCTATCTAAGGCATGTTGGGATGCACAGGCGCTTGATGAAGAGGCGCTTGATCGCTTCATTAGCGAAGTGTGCGCGGAGATGCGCTGCTCAATCTGCGACCAGGCCCCCGTCAACACGCGAGAATCGGTTGAGCGGGCCCTAGAAGAGCACGACTTCGCGGAACGAACCGGAGTGCTAGAACCATGATTGGCCTCTCACTCGACACCAAGGATGAGATGCTGGCGATCTTCACGGGCCAGGCGTTCACGGTCGGCCTATTCGACGGCGAAGCGGAGATCAGCGACCCTCGCTATGGCAGGCTGCCCGTGGCGTTTGGCCCGCCGCAAGGTGACGAAACCCGCTACATCGAGAACGTGAACGAAGTCCGCTTCGATGACATGGGGCGCGATCACAGCGTCAACCATTGGGGCGTCTTCGATGAGCGTGGCAGCCTGCGCGCGCTCTACCGGCTGCAGAAGCCGCGCGAACTGCCCGCCGAGGACAACGCCGTCTTTCGGCCAGGGAGCCTCCGCATCGGCATCCCGTAGTGGCCACGTGCGCCTTTTCCAACGGCTTCTCGAACGGCTTCGAAGTCTGCGCCCCTGTCGTCGTTGAACCCGTAACAGGGCCGCTACTCGGCGTCCCGCGCCACATCGTCACGCGGCGGCGACGGCTTCGCCCAGTCCCGCTCGAAGGCCGCGCAGCCATCGCAGTCCTGGGCCGGGGCGCGCTCAGTGTCGAGCAGGGCATCTTCGCCACCCTGCTGATTACCTTCGAGAGCCAGGGGTTGCTGTCGCTCGTGCAGGCGCTCGCGGCCTTCCTGCGGCTGGGCTTCACGAACGCTGGGCGTCGCGCGCGGCTCCGTGCTGGCGTGAGCCTCGGCGGCGATCTGCCGCTCCCGCTGGGCGTGACCGCCGATCTCAGCGTCATCGTCTTCAAATATGTTCCTGCCCTCATCGAGCTGGCAGGCGCGCCGCTCGCCGTGGCCGTCCTGGCGTTCGGGCGGCTTCGGCATGGCCTCGCGTTCGCTGGCGACGCCTCGTTGCCCGTCCAGATGACTGCGAGTGTTGTGGCGGCTGGGCGCAGCCTGGCCGGGGAAGCGCCGCTCTACCCGCTGGCGTTCGGGAACATGGAGGCGGATGACGAGGAGACGGCGCTCGCCCTGCTGGGCTTGCCGAGCGAAGTGCTGGCTTGACAAAGCCGACCGCATAGTCTCATACTTCTAGCAACTGAATAGGCTGCGCTCGATGCTCCTAGTGGAGCAGAAGCGCCCAAAGCGTGAGTCTCGTACTCCACGACTAGGGCGCTTTTGTCGTGCCCCCAGGAGTGCATATGAGCCTACAGCGATACACAAGCCTCCAGCCAGCCGCTGACCTGCCCCAACTCACCGCCGCGCTGGAGACGAAGCGAGCGCGGAACGGGTCGAGCCTGAGCGGCAGCCCACGCGGCTGGTACTCGATCAAGAACCTGTCCGAAGCCGAAGCTGAGATTTTGATCTATGACTTCATCGGCTACGGCGGCGTCAGCGCCGACGATTTCATCCACGACCTCTCGAACATCAAGGCGAGCAAGATCACGCTTCGGGTGAACTCGCCCGGCGGCGATGTGTTCGACGGCATCGCGATCTTCAACGCCGTCAATCGCCATAAGGCTGAGATCACCGCCTACGTGGACGGCCTCGCCGCGAGCGCTGCTAGCTTCATCGTCATGGCGGCGGACACGCTTGTCATGTCGCCGCACTCGCAGATGATGATCCACGACGCTCACGGCCTCGCGCTCGGTCCCGCCGACGACATGCGGAAAATGGCCGATATCCTCGACAAGTCCTCGGACAACATCGCCGCTATCTACGCGAAGCGGGCCGGCGGCACCGTCGAGGAGTGGCGCGCGCTGATGAAGGGCGAGACGTGGCTGTCCGACCAGGAGGCCGTCGCGATGGGCCTCGCTGACCGCGTGGACGGCGAGGAGGAAAGCCAAAAGACAGTCAAGGATCAGGCAGATTTGTCTGGCCTGAAAGACGGCGCATTGAGGCCCGCGCCCTCCCCGAAATTGGAGGAGTTGCTGGGCCGTCATTCGCTGAGAGAAGCGGTAGCTACCGCAGGAGGAAGGTAAGTGGACAAGCTGATCATCCCGCAGACGGCTGCGGAAATGCAGGAGATGCTGGACGACCCGAAGGTCGCCGCTGAGATCATTGCCAACGGCCAGCTTTCGGAGTTCACCAAGGCGTATGCCAGGGCAACCGACGAGCGCGGCGACATGGCCGAACTGGTGCGCGATGCGGTGACGGCTGGCATGGCTGGCTCGAACGAGATCACAAACCAGGTCACGCAGACCGTTCAGGACACCATGGCGAAGATGCTCAAGGACCATGGCGTGAACCGTCCGCCGCTTGGGGACCCTGAGACAATGAACGCCAGAGGCGGGGCGATCTATAACCCGATCGCTGCTGGCGCTCCGCTGGACGGCGAGTTCGCCAACCTTGGCGACTATGCTCGGGTGGCCTATGGCAAGACGCTGAGGCCCGACCCGCGCATGGCGAAGATCATCGAAGTCCAGAACGCCTACAGTTCTACCGACCCGGCCTCTGCTGGGACGCTGATTCCTGAAGAGTTCCGCAGCATCATTTACGAGCTGCAACTCGCAGATGCCGTTGTGCGGCCACGGGCATCGGTCATCCAGATGACGGGCGGATCAATTGCGCTGCCGTTCGTGGACGTAACCACACACGCGGGTGGGACGTTCTTCGGCGGCATGTCGTTTGCCTGGACACAAGAGTCCGGCACGATCACGGCTTCTGAGGCGAAGTTCGGCCGCGTGAAGCTCGAAGCCAAGAAGCTGACGGGTGGAGCGCGGGTTCCGAACGAACTCTGGAACGACGCGCCAGCCCTGAACTCATGGCTGATGCGCTCCGCGCCGCAGGGCATCAACTTTACTGAGGACGTTGCCTTCCTGACAGGCGTGGGCGGTGCCGACCCGCTGGGCGTCCAGAACTCGCCGGCCGTGATCACGATCACGAAGGAGACGGGTCAGCCCGCCGACACCATCGTTGTCGAGAACATCCTGAAGATGTACTCGCGGATGCTGCCGCAGTCGCTCGGGAACTCCGTCTGGGTTGCGAACCCGACGACATTCCCTCAGCTGATGACACTCTCGATCGCGGTGGGCACGGGCGGCGCGCCGGTGGCGCTGGTCAACATCCACGCATCGCCAACCCTGGCGATGCTGGGACGGCCCCTGATCCTCACTGAGAAGGTTCCGGCGCTCGGCGATGCGGGCGACATCGGCCTATACGATTTCGGCTTCTACCTCATCGGCGACCGGCAGGCGGTGTCGATGGAGTCGAGCGAGCATTCCCGGTTCATGAACGACGAGACGGAATTGCGGCTCATCCTGCGTGTGGATGGCAGGCCGTGGATTCAGTCGGCGCTAACGCCGAAGAACGGTGACTCGCTGAGCCCGTTCGTGATTCTCGGAGCGCGCGCGTGAGCCTAGTAGTAATCCAGCCGGTGGGCGGCATTCACACCCCGCCCACCGGCCTAGCCCTTCGCAGCATTCAAACCCTGCGAGGGAAAGGAGAATAGAGGAACATGGGAATCGAAGCACTAGGACACATCATCAACGTAGTGCCGAAGGCGTCTGGGAAGCACATCTCGCTGGAAAACGCCAGCGGAGTGACGTTCATCCTCTACGAAGACGCCGGCGCGCAATCCACCGACTTCAAGGAGAGCATCGACGGCGCGAGCGAGGCTGCGCTTGCGGTGGTCAACAAGTACAAGGCGTCCAACGGAATAGGGGGCGTGTGGACAGCGGAAACGGCTGACGCCGATGCGACGCTGGACAACGATTCCAACTTCGTCAAGAAGGACACCACGGCATTCGACTGTGCGGTGATCTACATCGACGCCTCGTGGCTCTCGGCGACCTTCAACTGCGTCGAGGCGACAGCCGATGCGGGTGAGTGCATCGCGGTTGTGCATGGTCTCAAGGTGAGCCGCGCTGTGCAGAACCTACCGGCGGCGGCGTCGGCGTAGTCGTAAGGCGGCAGATAGCCAGAGCCAGGCGGAACCAACCGCCATAACAAGGAGGCGTTAGCATGGCAGGCGGTAAGAACGTCCAGAGCAACTGGGTCGGGGGCGACCTGCAATTCCTCGACCAGGCGGGCAACGTCCTCTTCACGATGACGAAGGGGGGCCTGCTGCCGCGCCGGAGCGTGACCAACATCACGACGGTCGGGGCGGGGACCTACACGGCGGCCCAGCTGCTGACCGGTATCATCACGCGGGACCCGAGTGGCGCGGCCCGGACCGATACGACCGATACAGCGCTCGCCTTGATCAGCGGCCTCGGCCTCGCCGCTGACGGCGATATCTTCGAGTGCATCCTGATCAACACGGCGGACGCAGCCGAGGCGATCACGCTCGCGGGTGGCACGGATGTGACGGTGAACAACGCCGGGCAGACGCTCGCCCAGAATGAGTCGGCGCTGTTGGTCTTCCGGCGCGCCAGCGCCACGACCGTCACGCTCTACATCGTCGGAGCCTAAACGCGATGGCCGTCGTACTCGCTACCGCTGCCCAGCGCTATACCGGCGTGGCTGGCGACGTGAAGCCGACCACTGGCGTGCCACCGGGTGCCCGGTTCTATGAGACTGACACGCTCCGCGTCTTCATCTACGACGGCATGGATTGGACTGCAATGGGGAGAACGGTGGTGACGCCATGACGGTCGCGCTGATCCGGGCGATTCAGAACTTCGTCGGGCTCTCGACCGATACGAAGCCTACCGCGCCGCCGACTGGGTCGACGTTCCTGGAGACCGACAGCGGCGCAACTTACGTCTACGACGGTTCGGCATGGGCGATCCTGATGACCGCTGGCCCCTTCCGCGCGAGTGCGACATTCACGTTCACTGGCGCGGCGGGGTTTGGGCAGCTCGCCAGTCCGACCTGTACGTTCGTGAACGTGACGGGCCAGGTTGTTGTTGAGAAGCTGGTGCCGTTCTGCACCGTTGACCTCGTGAGCGCGGGCGGCGGGACGCTCATTCTCGGTGCGGTGGGTACGACGGGCTTGTTCCTGTCAGGAACAACTGCCGCTGCCTCGATCGACGCGAATAAGCGATGGCTCTCAACTGGCGGCGCGGGCGCGAGCGTCGCGATCCCTGCGGCATTCAAGGAAATCTTTCTGGACGATGACATCATTGGAACGGTTGGCACCGCCGATATCACGGCGGGCGCGATCCGCTTCGACTGCTACTGGCGCCCGCTGAGCGCGAACGGGCTGGTGGCGCCGCCGTGAGCGGAGACTACGGCGGATATGGAGCGCTGGCGAAAGAGACACGGGCGGAGCAGAAGGCATGGCGCGAGGGGCCGCTTATCGATTGCCCAGTATGCGGCACGGTGCTCGACGTTCGTGCTGACGGGCTTAAGAACTGCCCATTGGGACATTACCGGACACGGCGCACGACGCGCGACTCAGCCCAATGAAAGGAGGCCACATGATGGTTGGTCCAGACCCGGCACCACAGCCAGAGCCAGACCCGACGCCGACGCCAGACCCGGAGCCTGCCGAGTAAGCGCGCGCTATGGCGACGGGCCTGACGATTCAAATCCAGGGCTTCGATGCGCTGCAACGCCGCCTCTCGGACATGCCGACGAAGATCGAGAACAAGTGCTATCGGCAGGCGCTCCGGGCGACGGCCAATGTTGCCAAGGGGCGCATAAAACCCGCCACGCCTTTCCGTAGCGGGGAAGCCCGCCGCTTGCTCAAGGTCAAAACCCGCGTGCGTAGAGGCCGCGCCTGGGCGACCGTCAGATATACGCGGAGGCCGTCCTTCTACATGCGAATCTTTGAACATGGCAGCTCCCGCCAGCCCGCCCGGCCCTTCTTCATGGCTGCCCTTGGCAACTTTGAGGCGGAGGCGAACGGGCTGTTCTTAGCCGCGCTCAAGGCCGCTGTGGAACGGAACGAAGGATGAGCCAGCTCAATCTTTACGCCGATCTGACGGACTTCACCAACTCCTACGTTGAGGGTGCTGCGCTCGATGCGCGAGACCAGGCGAGCGTCCTGGACGCGCTGGAGACGGCGTCGCGCCGCGTCGATGAGCGGTGCAACCGCTACTTCTATGCGAAGACCGACACGCTCGTGTTGCACGGCAATGGTGCGAGCGAGCTGTGGATTCCCGACTTGCTGTCCGCAACGACGGTAAAGCTGGACGAGGACGGCGACCGGACGTTCGAGCTGACGCTGGCAGCCGCCACAGACTACTACGTCGAACGCGCTGGCAACGACGACGTAGACGGGTTGCCGAAGACGATGCTGCGTCTCGACACCACGAACGGCCAGCGCGCCGGTTTTGCGGGACGGAAGCGGCTCATCGAGATCGCCGGGCGCTGGGGCTATACCGAAGAGACCGAAGCCGTCGGCACGGCAGGAGAAGCGCTGGACGCGGCAGAGGCCGGACTTGACGTGGCAGACGGCACGCTCTTCGCGATCGGCCAGACGATCAATATCGATGACGAGGATATGTACGTCTCGGCAATCTCGACCAACACGCTGACGATTGTACGCGGGGTGAATGGCACTACGGATGTTGCCCACCTCACCGCAGCGCCTATCGTGCGCTACGTCTACACCCCTGCCGTCAGGATGGCAGCGATCATGTGGGCGGGCCGCATGTGGAAGCGGCGCGAGACGGCGTATTCCAATGTGATCGCGAACCCGGTCGTCGGGAGCTTCGAGGTCTGGAAGATGGCCGACCCTGACATTGAGGGACTGCTGCAGCCGCTCGTGCGCGGGAAGGGCTTCTTCTAGTGAGCGACGAGCTGCAAGACATCATGGCCTCCATCGCGACGATCCAAGAGGCGATCACGCCGCCCACCGGCCAGAACGCGGCGAAGGCGACGGACGAGCCGCCGGTCAGCATCGGCACGTTCCCGATGTTCGTGAACCTCGAAGAGTCCTCGACGCCGGAGCCCGCTGCGGGCGGTGGTCCGCGCATCAACCGCCATGTGATCGGGATGAACCTGGTATTCCAGCCCGCCGATACGAAGTACGCGGTGCGCCAGCGCCGACCCTGGTACGAGCTGGTGCTAGACGCCTTCGACACATCGGCGAATCAACTGATCGGCGGCCACGCGAACGGCTCACAGATCATCGGCGTAGAGTACGACGCCTTCGCCTGGAACGGGCAGGACTACCCGTGCATCACGTTCATGCTTGAAGTGGTGGGGTACAAGTGAAGATCGAGATCGGCGGCGGAGGGCACCCGTGCGAGGGCTACGTTCAGGTCGATGCATTCGGCCAGGGCGGAACCTTTGGTGAAGGTAAGATCATCGCCGACATTCGGGCGCTGCCGTTCCGGGGCCTGGAGGAAATCTATGCCTCGCACGTCCTGGAGCATCTCCCGGAAGTCCAGGTCGTAGCAGCGTTGAAGGAATGCCGCCGCGCGCTTCGGCCTGACGGCCGGCTCGTTGTCTTCGTGCCCGATCTCATCTGGTTCATGCGCCGCTTTCTGAACGCGCGCAGCCGGACGGAGCGCTGGGCCATCTGGGGCCGGATGATCTTCGGCAGCCACGAAGACCCCGGCATGGGCCACGCGACGGGCTTCTCCGTGCGGCGGCTTGCGGAGTGCCTACAGGCGGCAGGGTTCAGGAAGATCGAGACGCGCAACGTGAAGCGCGACGAACGCCACAGGATTCAAGAAGTCTACGGGGAGGCGTATCCATGAAACTCGCATTTCGTTGTCCGCAAGCACACGACTTCGAGGCCGATCCCAGCGATGCGGGCGCGGCCTGCCCTGAGTGCGGCTGGCTCATGCAGGAGAGCGAAGGCACCCCTGCTCCCGTGAGTGCTGGCAAGGCCCAGAAGGAAGAGGCCGAGTGAAGATCCTCGCCGTCTCCCCAGTGCCGGACTACGCGACCCGCGACGTGTGGGAGGGCCACTGCGCGGGCCTGGAGGCGCTGGGCGCTGAGGTGATCCGCATGGACTACGGGCGCATCTGGTCGCTCTTCTCAGCCTTCCGCGAGTTCGCAGAGGTGACGGCAGCGGCGGAGCCCGGCACCATCGATCACTTCCTGATGGCGGGGGACCGTATCGTCATGTCGGCGCTGGTGAACGAGGTCGATCTCGTGTACGCCGTCGCGCCGATGCACATCTCCGCAACGACGTTCAAGGTGCTGCGCTCCGTTGGCCTCAAGACTGCAGCCTACTTCACCGAATGCCCGTATGACGATGATTGGGTGCTGCAGTTCGCTGAGCTAGTGGACGTTCCGTTCGTCTGCGACCGGGCGTCACTGGGGCGCTTCCGCGAGCACAACCCGCGCGCGGCCTACGTCGGCCATGCCTACGACCCAGCGCGCCACCAGCCCAACGGGAACGGACGTCAGAAGAGCGCCGATGTGGTCTTTGTCGGCACGAGCTTCCCTAGCCGCGTTGCGTTCCTGGAGCAAGTCGACTGGGAGGGGATCGACCTCCACCTACACGGCCTCATGCAGATCGGGCGCTCGCGATTGCGTCCCTACGTGCAGAAGAACGAGACGATGCAGAACGCGGATGCGATCAAGCTCTACCAGCAGGCCCGCATCGGGCTGCAGCTCCACCGCCGCGACACCTTCCTGCCGCTGGAAGCGATGAAGGGAAGGCGGCACGGGCGCGGCCTCGTGGGGGCGAAGCCACTGGCGGGGCTTGAGGCCTACAGCATCGGCCCGCGCTGCTACGAGCTGGCGGCGTGCGGCGTGTTCCAGGTGAGCGACGACAGCAGGCCGGAGCTTGAGGAAGTCTTCGGCGACACGGTGCCCGCGTACAGCACACCCGAAACGCTGGGCCTGCTGCTCAGGCGCTACCTCGATGAACCGGACGAACGGGAACGGCTCGGCGCACTCCAGCGCGAGGCCGTCGCCCCGCACACATTCCAAGCGCGTATGAAGACCGTCCTTGAGGCGGTCAGTTAGGAAAGGAGCAGCACAGTGGCCGGACCAATCAAGTTCAGGAACGCCTACCTCTACTGGAACGGGGCCTTCGTCACAGAGGGGGCGGGCATCAGCCTCAAGGCCGACCGCGAGATGATCGAGGACACGTCTTATGGGGACACGAACAAGACGTATCAGCCTGGCTTCGCCGACTTCGCGATGACGGTGAAGCGGCACTATGACCAGTCCGGCTTCTTCGGGCTGGAGTCGGACGCTATCGCCAACGCCCCGACGGCGCGCGCGTTCTACATGTACCCGGACCGTGGCACCACGGCGGACTACTGGTACGGCGCTGGCGCCTACGTTTCGCTGGACAGCCAGGACGGTGACATGCGCGGGCTGTGGGAAGAGAGCTACATGATCCGCGCGTCGGCTCCCGTCTACCACAGGACGGCGTAGCGATGGGACTGTTCGCAGACAGCGGCGACACCTTCCGCGTGGAGCTGGGCGACGGCTGGGTGGAGGCGCGCGCGCTCATCACGCTGGGCGACAAGAAGTTCGCGCAGGACGCGGCGACGGGAAAGCTCAACGTGCGGTCGAGCGGCGGGAGACGCAGCAGGGGCGCTGACGCCGATACCGACATCTCCACCGAGTGGTCGCAGCAGCGTTACATCTCGGCCCTCCTCTCCAAGATGATCGTGTCATGGTCGGAGGACGCGCCGGTCACGATGGAGAACGTCGAGCGGCTGCCGGAGCGCTCCACCGACGCCATCATGGAGGCGCTGAACGAGCGCAACGCCGACCGGACGGAGGAAGAGCGCAGCCCTTTATCGAGGACGCCTACCTTGCCCTCGGAGCCGCACAGGGAAAATGGAGTATCGGAGGCGGAGGCGGTTTCCCAGGTGAGCTAGCCTACCTCTCCATCATGGAGCGGATGCACTGGACGTATGAGGAGCTGATGCGCACGCCAGCCACTGTTCTGGATGACCTCAGCATCCTCATGGAAGCCGAGGCGCGCGTGAGAGAAGAGAGATAACGTGGCCGGTACTGCCGAGCTGCAAATCCTGATCCGCGCCCGCGACGAAATGAGCGGCGCGCTCGGCAACATGAACACGCGCGCCGGCGGCCTGGCTAGTACGCTACGTGGCGCCCTCCAGACTGGAGCGCTCGCGGCTGGGGCGGCCATTGTGGGGCTCGGCGCGGTGGCGATCAATATGGCGCGTGACTTTGAAACGTCCTTCACAGAAGTCACTACGCTCTTCGACGGACCACGAGAGCAAGTGGACGCGCTCCGCCGGGGAGTGTTGGACCTGTCGGCCGAGATGGGCGTTGACGCTAAGAGTGCGGCTGAGGCGCTGTATCAAGCGATCTCGGCGGGCGTGTCCCCAGATAATGCTATCGACTTCCTGCGGCAGAATACGCGGCTTGCTGTTGCCGGCGTGACTGATCTCTCAACGGCGGTCGATCTAACCACGACGGTGATGAACGCCTGGGGCCTCGAATCGAGCGAGCTCACCCGCGTGACGGATGTGCTCATGGCGGGCGTTCGCGCTGGCAAGACGACGGTAGACGAACTAGGAGCTTCGATCTTCCAGGTGGCTCCGGCCGCTTCCGCTGCCGGCGTCAGCATTGAGGAGGTGACGGCGGGCCTGGCGACGCTCACGGCCTCCGGCGTCCCGACCAGCGTAGCCGCAACGTCTCTGCGGGCGGCGGTTATTGAGTTGGGCAGGGAAGGCACCAAGGTCGGCGAAGCCTTCGAGCAAGTGGCGGGGGTGGGTTTTCGGGAGTTCATCGCGGGCGGCGGCGATATGGTAGATGCGGTAAAGGTTCTGAACCGCGCTGCTGAAGACTCAGGGGTTGCAGTCGGTGACTTGTTCACAAGCGTTGAGGCGGGCGGCGCCATCACGACGCTTGCTGGCGAGGGTTTTGAAGCGTTCGCGGATAACCTAGACGCCGCTCGCGACAGCGCCGGTCTGACAGACGTTGCTTACGAGCGCATGAACGCGACGTTCGACCGGCAATTCTCGATCCTTCAAAACCAATTGAAGGTCATCATGATCGACATCGGGAGCCGGGTCTTGCCGCTTCTGACGAGCGCAATGATGGCGATCTCTCCCATCATCAATCAAGTTGCCGATGCGATTACGATTCTGGGTGAAATAGCCGTCGCGGCGTTCCAGCGGCGGGGCTTAGAATTGCACGCGCTCTTCCTGCAACTGCCAGAGGGGATGCGGCCATTCGCACAGACGCTTGTCGAGCTTGTCCGCTTCTTCCGTGACACAATGATCCCGATCATCGTAGATTTGGCGAGACAGTTCAGTGTCGGATTTCAGACGATTATCGATGCCCTCCGGCCTGTGTTTGAGTACGTAATCACGCACAAGGAAGCGATGATCGCCGCTATCGCGGCTATCGGACTCGCCATTGTGATCGCGCTCGGCCCAGCTTCTCTCGCGGTGCTTGCCCTTGTGGCCTTGCCGATTCTGATCGGTGCCATCCAAGAACACTGGGACGAGATCAAGTCCGCGATTCAAAATGACGATTGGCTAGAGGAAAAGTTCGGGGAGTGGGCAATAGCGTTCATCGTCATCAGGGAAGTTGTTACCGCCTTTGTTGCTTTCATTCGTGAGAATTGGGAGGCGATCCGAACGATCATTGTGAACGAGCTTGACCTGATACGTCTCGTAATCCAGAACATGCTCGATACTGTACACGATCTGTTCCGCATTGCGGGCGCGATCTTCAGGGGAGACTGGGGGGAAGCCTGGGACGGAATCCAAAACCTCGTGAGTGACCGGCTCGACTTTATCCGCGATGTATTTATCAATCGACTTCAAGTCTTTCATGCGATCTTTGTGATCGCCTGGGCGGTGATCGTGGCAGTCGTCGCAACCGCGTGGGATGTCATCGTGCAGGTCGTCACGGACAGCATCAGTGATCTTCGCGACCGCATTGTCGGCGGCTTTGAGGCGGTGCGCGATGCGTTCGTTGCAGCATGGGGTGGAGTGAGAGACGTATTCACTTTTGCTTTCGCTGCCCTCGTTGGTATGGTTGCAGCTCTACCGCAACGATTCATAGATGCACTCGTCAACCTGCCGACGATGCTATACGACATTGGGCGGCGAGCCGTTCAGGGCTTCATTGACGGGCTGCTTAGTATTCCACTGCCAGACCTAACACCTGGCTTTGATATTCCCGGTGTCCCATTCCTTCACCACGGCGGCATCGTGCCGGGCCTTCCAGGACGGCCAGTGCTCGCGATGCTGGAGGCGGGAGAGCGGGTGATAGCGCGCAGCGGCGCGGGGCAGGGCGGCGGTACGACGATCATCAACAACAACACAGTCAACACGCGCTCCGACTCGCCAGAAGAGATCGCGCGCGCGGTCGAGTTCGTCACTCTCGCGCAGGGCCAGCGGCTCGCGATGGAGGGAGTGTAGGCGCGTGGCTAGAAGAGCCGGCCGCACTCTTCTTGCAGAATCTCTGCTGCACGCTCGCGGTCCGCTGGCGCGGCTTCCTGCACAGGCGTTGCGTCCTGAAGCTCCAACATCAGCGGTACGATCTCACTGGCCGGGAGGCCGTCAAGAGATCGGCAGAATCGCTCAGTGCCGGATGCTTCGACGTAGGCCGCTCGCGCCAGAGTGCGGAACTCAGCCTCCGTATAGTCGCCGCCTCCGAGGTGCAGCACGCGCTCTTCGCCTCCGCCAGAGCTGCCTGAGCCGCCTCCACACGCCGCCACAAGCGCCAGGAGCCCCGTCACGGCGATTGCGAGTCCTAGATGCCGCATGGTCACGACCTCCTTACGGGGCTCCTATCCTACCGCTCCGTGCCATAAGGAGTCAAGCCTAGATGGCCGCCACCTTGACCTACACTGATGCCAACGCGAACGTGCTGGACCTCCACGACAGCACGAACTATCGCCTTCGCGAGCTGCGCGGCGCTGGCATCCCCGGCCTCGACCATCACGCCGTCAGGACGCCACTGCAGGACGGCGAGACCTACATTCGGACGCTGTTGGAGCCGCGCTTCCTCATCGTCGCCCTCCGCCTCATGGGCACGAGCTTCGAGAATCTGCAGGTGCAGCGCCGCCTACTCGTTCGGCGGCTCAACCCGAAGCTCGGCGAGGGGACGCTGAAGTGGAAGCCGGACAGCGCGGGCGTGGAGTATGGGCTCAAGTGCTACATCGAGCGCGGCGCAGACTTCACGAACCATGAAGGGCCCCGGACCGAGTTCGCGACTCTTCAGCTCTACTGCCCCGATCCGACCTGGTACGACACGGCGCAGAACGTCCCCACCATCGCTGTCACGCCGACGCAGCTAGCGTTCCCCGTCACCTTTCCGATCCAGTACGGGCCGGACAACGCGAGCAGCGTCCAGAACAACACCGGCGACGTGGAGACATGGCCCGTCATCTCTAACGATGACGGCGCGTTCAGCGACCCCAAGATCGAGAACGTCACGACTGGGAAGTATCTCAACTTCGATGGCCTGGACGTTGCGTCCGGCGAGACACTGGAGATCGATATGAAGGCGCGGACGGTAGAGCTGGAGGGCGTCAGTGTGCTGGACAGGCTCACGACCGACTCCGAGTTCTGGCCGCTCGCGACCGGCAACAACACGGTCAAGATCACCGTGCCCGGCAGCACGGGCAGCGTGACGTGGAGCTTCGATTGGTGGACACGGTTTCTAGGAGTGTGATGCGATGACTGAAAGGTCTCTTCCCTGGGACGGCACCTCGACCGGCGACGCCGGGACTTACACCGACGACGAGTGGCGGCAGCTCCTCCGCCTGCACGGCGCGGGCGGCTCGCTCGGTAGCGCGAACGTCGGCGTGGTTGGGGCCTTCCTAAACAGCCTCCGGCCCACCTCGCCCGGCGACGACCAGGTGCGCGCCGACACCGGCGGGGCCATCGTGGACGGCACAGCCTACGAGAACACCGCTGCCGAGACGAAGACGATGACAACGCCCACGGTGGGCACCACGGGGAAGCGGCTGGTGCTGCAGAAGGACTGGACAGCGCAGACCGTGCGGCTCGCCGTCATCAGCTCAGCGGACGGCACGGCATCGCTGCCCGCGTTGACCCAGACGGATGGCGTGACCTGGGAGATACCGATCTGCTCCTTCACGCACGCGACGAGCGGTGTCATCGCCGCGCTGACCGACGAGCGCGAGTTCACGAACCGCGTCGCCATCCCGTTCGTGATTGACGGCGGCGGGGCAGTCATTGCTACAGGCATCGCTGCGGGTGACATACCGATCCCACGTCCCCTGCATCTCTATGGATGGGAAGTCCTCGCTGACCAGTCTGGCGCGATTGTCGTTGACGTGTGGGCCGATACCTATGCCAACTATCCGCCCACAGATGCCGACAGCATAGCGGGCACTGACGAACCGGAGATCGTCGCGTCCGGTACGAAGGCGCAGAACCTCAACATCGCGGGCGGTACTCAATGGACAGTCGATCTCGCAGCGGGTCAGCGGCTCCGGTTCAACGTCGACAGCGTCACGAGCATCACCTACGCGACGATCATTCTCTTCGGGGCTGGTTAGTCGATGGGCATCCTCTATCTCGGAGCAGGCGCGCAGGCCCAGGTCAACCCCGGTACGGAGCTGACGTTGAGTCCGCCCAGCGGCGTAGTAGTCGGCGACGTGCTCTTCGCCGTCGTCAACGGCAGCGCAAGCGACACCGTGTTCGCTATGCCGATTGGATGGGTGACGCTACTCCATAAGAAAGAGCTGAACGTCTACTACAAAGTCGCAGGGGTCGGCGACCCAGCAACTCATCTATGGACGAGCGACGTGTCACACAACAAGCAGGGCATCATCATTGCATATCGGGGTCTCCTGGGCGGCGATCTACAAGACGCCGAGGCGGACTTTGAGGAGGCCGACGCGGCTCGCACCATCTCGAATGCCCCAGGCGTAACGACGACCCGGAAAAACGATCTGATCATTCTCTTCTTGCAGGCCGATGGAGACCCGGGCGCGTTGGTAGTGCCGACAGGATTCACGGAGCGCATAGATAACCTGAACACGCCCGCCGATGACCTCATGCACGTCTGCGACAAGATTCAAACGGCGGTCGGCGCAACGGGCAGCTTCGACTATACGCACACCAGCACAAGCGATGAGTTTGAGCTTTACACGTTCGCGGCAAAGCAGGCGAATCTGAACAAGTCACATCTCGCGATTGGCATATTGTGATGACGACCAAAGACCCGGCCCTCCTCGAACGCACCGCCAGCGACCTGCTCCTTCGCGCTAGCACGGAACTGGACTCGCGCCTGCGCGCCCGGATGGAGGCGGAGGCGGCGCAGCTTACCGAGATGGCTCGCGTACAGCGCGCCGACGAGCCCGCCCTTGCCCGCGTCCTCCACGCCGCCCTCCAGCGCAAGGACATCTCGGTCGCGCGGCTCCTGAACCGCACATGGGGCGAGCTTGCGGACGCGGAGCAAGAGGTATTCCGCGCCGCTGCCCGTGCCCTGGTGAGCGAGCTGTAAAGCGATGCCGATCACACTCGACAGCGCATCCTCTCACGCGGCGAACGCTTCGTTCCTCTCATGGGCGCACGTCTGCGCGGGAGGAGCAAAGATTCTTGTTGTCGGGATCGGCTATCGGGCGGACGCTACCTTTACCTCGGTCACGTACAACGGCATCGCGCTGACGCTTCTGCGGACTGATAGCTGTGGGGCGACGAGCGTGCACGTGAAGACTTCCCTTTGCTACTTGCTCGACCCGCCGCCCGGCTCATTCAACGTGATCGCGACCGTGAGCGCGTCAGGGGGACTCGTGGGCGGCGCTCACTCCTACTTCGGAGTAAGCGGACTACTGGCGCAGGCGGGCGCCAGCGCGGATGACAGCAGCCCAAGCGTGACGGTTCTGTCCGGCATTGGCGAGGTCGTCGTGGACGTGATCCACGCGCGCAACCAGGCGGGCTCTCCGGCTGTGCTGACCGTAGGCGCGGGGCAGACGGAGCATTGGAACCGCTCTGACACCGGCCAGGCGCGAGGGGCAGGGAGCCACGAGAACGGAGCGGCAGCGGCGAGCGTCGCGATGTCCTGGACATACACGAACCCCAGCACACCCCACTGGTCTATGTCGGCCATGTCACTCGTGGCGGTAGTGGCCGCTCAGCCAGCCGAGTACGCCGTCCGCGCCCGCTCGCCTCGCACGCTCAAGCTCTCCGAGACGTTCAAGAGCTGGCGGAAAATGACGTGGACGCGCCGCGCCGTGGAGGGCGGCACCTTTACGCTCGTCGTGGATAAGGACCAGCTCGAAGATGATGCGCATGTTGGGCTTGACCAGGTGATCGAAGTCCGGCGTGACGGTGCATATGAGTTCGCCGGGGTCATCGCTCGTCGGGAGTACGATAGCGAGACGCGCCGTTGGACGCTCTCCGGCCCTGACCTCAAGGGCTGGTGGCTGACTGGACGCGCTATCAACCCCGGCGTCTCCGAGTTCGATACGCAGACCGGCGTGGCGGCGGAGACGGCGATGCTCTATTACCTGAACGCGCATCTCGTAGCGCCCGCCGATGATGACCGCGCTATCGCCAATGAGATCGCGGTGGACTTCATCATGCCGGGCGATTCGGCGCGCGGCGGGGACGTCGATTACAATGCCCGCTTCAAGCCGCTCGCCGAGGCGCTGGCTGACCTGGCGTATGCGGGCGACCTCACGCACGAGATCGTCATCGACAGCAACGACAACTACGCCTACATCATCAGATCGCGTCTCGACAAGACGGCGGGGACTGGCAGCTCCCCTGTCGTGTTCAGTGTGGAGGGGCTGAATAACGTCGCTGGCAGTATCTACGTAGAGGACTCGCTGCGCCTCTCCAACTTCCTCTACGTGCTCGGCGATGGCCAGGGCGCAGCCCGCATCGTGCGGGAGGTGCAGGATGCTGACCATATCAGCGGCCACTTCCGGCGAGAGGGCGTTCTGGATGCGCGCGACGCCGATACGAACGCGAAGCTCGACCAAGCGGGCAACGTCGCGATCGCTCAGGCCATGCTGGACGCGCGGGCTGCGCGCATGGAGCCAATCTCGGTCGGTCCCACGCTGTACCGGACGCACTTCGATGTCGGCGATGACGTAACGGTCTCATTCCGCGACATCGGCGAGACGGTTGACCGGCGCATCGATGAGATCGCGGTGACGCTGGACGCCAGCGTGGGGGAGACGATCAAGGTAGCGCTGGGCCGCCGCCCGCAGACGCTTGAGCGGCTGCTGGCTGACCTCCAGCGGCGCAGCCAGGTGGGGGCGCTGGTGTAAGCCGATGGCCGATACAGTGCGCAGCCTCACGGCGCTCCAGACGCTTCTGGCCGACAACACGGCGGGCGATATCTCGCCCCAGGATGTGCGGGACTTCCTCGTGTCCGCCGTCTATCCCGTCTCGACCATCGTGAGGCCGGGCGAGAGTATCCAGGATGCATTCGACGCGGGCTTTCGGCACGTCATCCTAGCGGACGGGACGCATGCGCCCACAGCGAACGTCACCGTGCCCGTGAGCGGCTGGCTGGAGGGCGAGTGGCAGGGCGTGATCCTGGACATGGGCGCGTTCAGGATCATCAACAACGGGCGGTTTGAGGCGGCCACGGTGAAGAATGGGACGAACACGACATCAACGGTGCAGACGGCCGGTCTAACCGAGTTCATAATCTTCGACAATTGCGTCCGTTCGGTCTCGATGGTCACACAGGGCAAGGTGCGGGTCTGCCGATTCCAGAACTTCGCGGGCAGCGCAGCCGCGAGTGACGCCTACTGCATGTCTACGAGCGTTGTCGCCAACGTCTGGCTTGTAGAGGGATGTTATTTCAATGCCGGCCCGGCCTTCCGGCTGACACGGGGCATCGAGAATACCATCCGGAACTGTACGATCCAGATGCCCACCAGCCCGACTGTCGCGGGGATTGAAGTCGCCGGATCGGCAGGGCTTCTCCAGGGCCTCCTGATCGAGGGCTGCATCTATATCGCCGACACGGGGAGCGCGGGCGCAAACGGCGGCCACATCAACATCGCTTCCACAGCCGAGGGTGTGGCTGTTCGCGGCGGCTTCGTCATCCAATCAGGAACACCGACGGTAGCCCCGCCGTTCATCGTCCGCACCGCCTCAGACGGGACGATTGCGTCAGGGCTACAGAGCGCTCCTGGCGTGGGCCTGGGGGCCATCGATGGCGTCATCCTGGACGGCGCGAGCCGCTGCACCGTGTCGAATCTCAATCTGCGGGGCGAGGGCGTCGGCGTGGGCGTAAAGCTGGCTGGTACAGCCGAGGACCGGAACATCATCAGCCAGAACACGCTGACGAACTTCGATACGGGCGTAGAGATTCCGAGCTTCGCCTGCAACTTCAACATCCTTGCGCTGAATCAGCTCGGCGGCAACGTCTCGGCAGCTTTCGTAGATGCTGGGTTCGCTACGCAGAAGGCCAACAATGTCACGTCGTAGGAGACTCGGTTAGATGCCTGAAGACGCGACCGGCGCGAACTGGGTCACAGCGAGCACCCGCGACAAGTCCACGCTGACCATCGCGTCGGGGGCGATCACGCCCACGCTGGACATGCACGTCGTAGCCGCCGAGTCGGGCACGGCGGACTTCCTGGACTTCATCGACACCGCCGACATCCCTGGCCCCAGCGACTACGACGGCCATGTCCTCGTGCTGCGCGCCGACACCGGCGACACGATCACGCTGCGCCATAACGAGACGCCTGCGGGGACGCAGCGGGCGCTGCTGCTGCCGGGCGGGACGAACATCGTCCTGGAGTCCGAGGAGATGATCGCCCTTGTCGGGGACAGCGACCTAGCGGCCTACGTGCCGATGCGTGGCGCTCAATCCTTTACCACGGGCGCGGACCAGGCGCATACGACGACGACCAGTCAGTGGAACAATAAAGCCGGGACGGCTCGCCAGGTGCTTGCGTGGGACGGGAGTGCCTTTGTCGCTGCGTATCTGAACGCTGTAGACATCATGGAGCCCGCGCAGATCACGAGCTTTGACGACGGCTTGGGGAACACGGAAATCGCCTCCAGCGGCACGGTGACGCCGAACTTCACGGCGGCCTATGTGGGCACGGTCACAGCAGCCACTATCGACATTCAGTCCTACACGGGCGCAGACCCGGAGGTGAACCCCGCCGACTATCCGATCACGCTGGTAACGCCCTTCACGTCCTACGTTGGCGAGCCAGCGATCAACAAGGAAACCGTTACGGTCGGCGCGGTAAAGACCTGGAGGCTCGCGGCTACTATCAATGGCTCGGCCTTCACGAGCGATCACACACTGACGTTCCTCAACCGCAAGTATTTCGGCCCGAACTCGCAGGCGGCCGCCCTTTCGTCTGCCCAGGTGCTCGCGTTGGACGCTACTGGCAACGGCGGCTCGGCCCTCGATGCAGACTACGCGGGCAGTTGGAATGTAACGACTTCGGGCGAATACATCTGGTTCGCCTACCGAGATGCGCTTGCGGGAACGCCCACGTTTACTGTCGGCGGGTTTCCTGGAGGCTTTACGGACATGGGAACGATCTCCCATACCAACGATTCCGGCTTTGTGGAGACATACCGGCTATGGCGCTCGGACAACCTCCTGACAGAAACAACAACGGTGGTGGTGACGTGATATGCCGGTAACAGTCATTGCCAAAATCCAGCAATCGAGCGGGTCGTTCAAGCTCATAGATATTGCCGATCTGGAAGCGGCTGGAAATTGGAAGCTGCTCTACATCGATGGTTCGGCGGAGGTTGTAGAGCTGGCGCTGGGCGCGGATGGCACGTTCCTTCAGGCTAACGGCGTGGCAGCCGCGCCGACGTTTGCGGCGCTGGTCGCGGGGGATATTCCTACAGTCCAGACAGACCTAGAGCTACGCATCCCGCTCGCCAACCCTATCGTGGCATCCGCCGCGACGCAGCTTGAGGACTGGATTCACAAGAAGCCCTACAACGTCGGGCATCGGATCAATAAGCTCTACGCCCGCGCTGCTTCCAACGTCGGCGGGGACGTGACGTTCAAGCTCCAGAAGAACGGTACGGACATTACGAGCGCAACGATCACAATCCCATCCGGCGCTCGTATTCCCACGTCGGCCACGCCCGTAGCGTTTACCGAGGCTGACCTGGCCGACGCCGACGTGATTACCGTCGTACAGACGACGGCCCGCACGGACGCGATCAACATTTCGATCTACATCTACGGGGATCGAGATGTCGTGAGCGCGGTGGCCTAATGGCTGTCCGCCTCGCCACACGCGAGGACGCCGACGCGCTGGAGCTGCTCGCCTCGCGCGACCCCACGACGGCGCGCACGTTCTCCGAGTGGGACAAGGCGCAGCTCGCGCGCCACATGGAGTCGGCGCCTGGCGTCTTCGCCCGCGTCGGCACCGACGCGCTCACGGGTGACGTGGACGCGCTTTGCTGGATCGATGTCAACCCGCACGAGCTGGAGGTGGTGGTGGTGTGGCTCTTGCCGCTGGAGCGGATGGCGCAGCCGAAGCTGCTCGGCCCCTTTCGGGCCGCGATGCTGGCAGCGGAGGCGGCGTGGCCCGCGTCGCGCGGCTGGCTGGTCTACGCGATTTTCCCGGCCAACCCCGCCGACCCGCTCGCGGCGTGGATGATCGCCCAGACGTGGAAGCTCGTCTTCGGCGCGAAGGTCTACAGCCTCGCGCACCTGCGCGACTCCGACACCTTCGAAGACCGCAACCTCACGCACCTGCGCGCCATCGCGGGACGGCTCGTGTCGCCTAATGACGTGCTGATCTGGCTGCCCAGTGCGGGGCAGGCCTACGACGTGACGAGAATATGGGTGGTCTAAGATTCGTCGGCGGGGCGGGTCTCTTTGGTCTCAACCCAGAAGGCGGGCGGCGGCGTCCAGTCGGTTTCCTCCCAAGGCCCAGCCCAACTGAACGGGTACCCGAAGAGGCGGTACCAGGCGCGGCGGATGATGTTCACGCCGCAAGGATAGCACAGTGAGCCTGGCCGACGTTACCGTCCAGATGGCTGGGGGATACTGGATCAACCATTCTGGCATCCAGGCTGACGCCCTCCTGTCAATCGTCACTACGGGCACCAACCCCTATAGCTGCGCGCGAGTGCGGCTTGCCGCTGCATATGACGAACGCATTCTTGGCACATTCCCCTTTGCCAACCAGGCTGCCAACGACGCCTACGTCTGGGTCATGTTCTGGTGGTGGTGTCCAGCCCTGGCAGCGGGCGAGTCGGCGGGCATCTGGGGGCCTGGAACAGACAGTGGTGGTAAGCTCAATCTCCTTGCCGTCTACAACGCTGGCGGCTTCACGGTGAACCTCCGAAGCAGCACTGTCTCAAATGACACGGGAACGACTGCCTACGCTACGGGAACGAGCAGCCCGCACCTCTTCATTGTCCGCTACAACACGTCAACGCAAGCCTGCGATGTTTGGATCGACCATGTGCTGGAGCTTTCCGCAACGACAGCCGGAAGCACCGACGGCTTTGTCGAGCACTGGACGGGCTGGAACAGCCCGGGCGGTGTTGATTCCAATGTCACGGGCAACCGCGACTGGGCGCAGTTCGTCCAGGCGACGAGTCCGAACGCCGACGACATCGACCCGACGACGATGTACCCCGAAGTGTTGTTCATGTACCCCGACGGCGACGGCGACATCGTGCAGTTTGGTGACCACACGGATTGCACAGCAGGCAGCACGACAGGCAGCTACGCCCACTGGGACGACTGGGCAGCGTTCGCCGCGAACGACGGTGACACGACTAACAACTGCGGTGCGAGTAACGCAACGGAGGAGGAGATCAGCACGCTCACGGCCCCGACGTTCGCGAACACGATCCTCGGCGTCCAGCATGCCATGCTCATTCGGCAGGGAGCTGCTG